TACGAAATACTTTAACGTTCATTTTAATAAATCATTTAAAATTACATTCAACCATAATTTCCGTCAACGCCGCCAGAAGATTAATTTCTTGATCTGCGACGAACGCAATTTGATACTGATACTTAGCAATAATAAGGACAGCAGCAGCAATACCAGGGCCGTCCAAGGCATTATAACAACCATCGTAAATGCGGCGAAGAAGTAAAGAAGGATCATTGTCCAAGTTATTAACGACCCACTTACGTACTTCGGGAAAGTTTTTTTCTTTGAGGTTTTTAAAGAGATCATCTGTTTTTACATCACTAAAGGTTGCTAGAATTCCAGTGTCAATTTTACCACTAACAGAATATCTTTGACACTCATTAAGAACACGTCTCCAATCTGGAAAGTGTTTGTTGATAAGTTCTACGAGAACTTTTGGATCATATTCCACACTCTCCGTCTCAAGTATAGACCGGAGACGGTTGAAAAACTTCGCTGCGAGTTCTTGTCGTTCTTTTCCTTTGAGGGAGAAGTCAATGACGGCACAACGGGAGTGGAGAGGTTCAATGATTTTGTTTTTGTAGTTACATGTAAAGACGAATCTACAATTACCAACAAATTCCTCTGTAAACGCCCTAAGGGCGAGTTGTACATCCGGGGTTGTGTTATCTGCCTCATCAATGATGATGACTTTGTGTTTAGCATCTGATGAAAGTGATACGGTCGAAGCGAAGTTCTTCGCATTGTTTCTGACAGTATCGATGAATCTACCCTCGTCGGATCCATTAATGACATAAACATCTACTCCAAGTTCATTACAAAGTGCTTTAGCTACGGTAGTTTTACCACATCCAGGAGGCCCAGAAAGAAGAAGATTAGGAACCTCACCCCTCTGAAGAAAATCCTGAAATGTCTTTTTAATACCCTCTGGAAGAATACATTCTTCAATAGTTTGTGGTCTGTATTTTTCGACCCAAACGAATTCATTACGACTCATCAATTTTCCTCAATTCAAAAGAACCGTCTTTACAGTCAATCCATTCTAACATATCACCCTCTTTCCATCCAGTTTCTTGGAGGATTTCATCAGAAAATGTCAATACTCCATCATCATCAATAATCAATGTTGTTTTCATACCCATTCAGGTTTACGGTTAGGTAATCGAAGGTAATTATCCTTTACCCATGGTTTAGATGCAATGTACATCTTATATTTTGTATAGATATCCAGATTCTCATCATACTTGAATTCATCAGGTCCTGCAAACACAAAGGGTTTAGGACCCTTGCCACTACGTCCTGTAGGGTCTCCAGTAGGAAGAATTTCCTTTGCAGCATTCAGAGTTGTGAAACAAGTATGAACCTTACCATAACGAGCAGCGTACTCAGAACAAAGAGCAAATCCATGAGAGAGTAACCACTGCCAGTTCATCACAAAATCGTTTGCCCATATGGTACAGGGATGGTTCCTAAAAGACCCTTTATCGGTCTTGTAGGGGGTTCCATCGACCTTAGGGAGGGTTCCAAACCCGTGACCCCATTTCTCAGAACACACGATGGCGAGCATCTGACAGGTCTCTAAAGGCATCTTAACAATGTGTTTGTCAGGAAGAACCCTTGCAGACTCCCAAGGGTCAGGAGAAGTAACAAAAATATTCATTCCAAAGGTCTCTTAAAAGTTTCAGAAACTAAATCTGTTGCACCCATTGATTCGTACATATAAGTAGCACCAGCTCTTGGATTAGTATGATCACCACAAGTGAACACATCACATACTGCCATACCGTTCTCAGGCCATGTGTGGATTGAGATGTGAGACTCTGCAAGAAGAGCAACAGCAGTAACTCCTTGAGGTTGAAATTTATGAGATTGAATACCTAGAAGTGTACTCTCAGATAATGAGGCAGCATTTGTAAGGACATTACGAATATGTGCCTCATCATCCAATAACTCAAAAGGACAACCCTTCAAAGTAAAAAGAATATGTCTCATCAACCAAAAGTAGAATCTGGTTCAAGAGCGATATAATAACAAAGATCGTGATTCTGACTCGTAAACCTAGAAAGAAGTTTGGAGGAAACTACAACATCATAGGTTCCAGGAAGGATCTTCAAATTCTCCTCTTTGAAATTAAACACAAAGTCAGAATTGGTTTCACCAACTTCAATGTCAAACTTGTGAGAAGTATCATTCTTCTTATCACGAACAACCAACTTCACAATACCATCTTCACCAATAACAGAAATATCTGGAAGTTGATAAACAGAAGATGCTTTCTTAAGTTTCTCAAGTTGTTGACTTGTGATTACGAAACTCACATCTTCAGTAGGAAGTGAAATTTCTTTTTCAGGAGGAGAAACAATTACTGTAGGATCTGCAAAGAAGTACTTGGATCTCATCTTTCCTTCTTTGATGAGAACATACTCATTATTTGTAAAATCAAGATCTGGATTTGAGTGAAGGCTCAGACCATTCAAAAATTGATTAAGATCATAGATACCAAAATCTTTAGGAATATCCTCCGTAATTGTTGCTTCTGCAAGAATATTCTTCATAACAGAAATAGATCTCAGTTTGTTACCTTCCTTGAAAAGAATCGATTGATTGATCGAAGAAAAGTTTTTGAGGAAATTGACAGTAGTTTCAGACAGTTTCATGTTCATTGGTTATAAGTTTCACGTTGTGCATTACGATCGTTAAAATTCATGAGAAGAACCGCATAATGCAGAACCTTCATGATATCCATACGAGCAGTGCCTTTTTTATCATATCGAGAAGCATACTTCAGAATGTTAGATCTACAAAATGCTTCACCGTCACCACAGGCCTCAATCAAATCCAGTGTTTGGATTTTATCATCACCAGCAGAATAATGTTGACTGTAAGTTCCTCGAATATATTCAAGGAGTTCTTTTACAATCTCCTCTTCATTATACTTCCAGTGATTTGGAGGATTTGATTCTCCATTAACATAATCATTTTCGTTCATCGTATTTCCAATAATTTGCAAATAATCATCATCACTACTATAAATTCCATAGTGATTTTTCCAGTAATTGTCCCAGAATTCACTTTGACAATTTGATTCAGAGTTTTTCATATTAGATTATATCAAGAGAAGTTTTCAGAGTCAAGAGATTCTTTGTTAGAAGGCATTTGGAACTCAGAATCTACTTTATCATAAAGTTCCATAAAAACTTGTTTGGTTTCATCATCAAAACGATTCAGACATACCTGAATTGCTTTTGCTTTATCACCAAAAATTTGAAATGCTTTGATGATATGAACCAAACGACGAGTACTGATAATCTCGTCAATACCACCATCATAGAAGGTTTTACGAATAATGTCACCCCAATCTACAAGACGGGTAATAAAGTTATCATCTTTAACACCAAGAGACTCAGCAACCTTCATCAAAATCTTCGATTCATTAGCAGGAGTAGGATACTCTTGCTCAAAAGTCACAGGGAATCGTTCTAGGAACGCTTCGTTGAGCACGTTAGTTCCAATGAATCGTCCGTCGTCTGAACCCTTACCCTTAGTGTTGGCTGTGGCAATGACGTTGAAACCATCTTTGGGTTGAACGGACTTACCAATCTTTTTCAAGAAGACTCCCTTACCTTCAAGAATAGATTGAAGACACAGAATCTTATTAGATGCCAAGTCAATCTCATCTAGAAGCAACACAGCTCCCCGTTCAAGTGCTTCAATGACAGGACCGTTGTGCCATACAGTTTCACCATTAACAAGACGAAAACCACCAATAAGATCATCCTCATCAGTTTCGATCGTGATGTTAACACGGATCAATTCCCTCTTAAGTTGTGCACATGACTGTTCAACCAGGAACGTTTTACCGTTTCCAGAAAGTCCTGTAATGAATGCAGGATAGAAAAGATTGGACTGAATAATCTTTTTAATATCACTGAAATTACCAAACTTGACGAAGGTATCATCTTTTTCTGGGATAAGGTTTTGTTCGATTGCAGGTGTTACTGCAGGAGAATTATAAGATACTTCCAATTCCTGAACTGATTCTTTTGTTACTTCAAGATTCCATTTACCACGACCGACTTTATAGTCAGTCAGTTTGTTAGTAACTGTTTGATAGTTACATCCATTCATTGCACACCAGGCACGAATATCACCAGATGTAACGTTTTCTCCGTAGAGATTTTGAAGTGAACTGACAATGTATTCAGAAGAGATAGACATGATGAAGTAGTGGTTTTGTCCTACGAGTATATTATAACCCACAGGAGGGAGGTCTCCCCACCTCCTGTGACACTTATCAAAGTGGTCAACAAATCAGATCGATGAACTGATTTAGAACCTTTTTGTTCATTGATTTAGACTTCAAATTCTTGATAAAGGCTGACTTGATTTTTGATTTAGAAGCTCCATCTTCAACATCAAAATTCGTATCAGTATTCAAAGAAGAATTTAACATACCAAAGTAAGAAGTATATCCAGAAGTTTTAATGTTACAAAATTTTTCTTTTTTCATTTTTTTATATTTATCATCACTAATGGAAGATTCATACCTATGAACGAATTTACTAAATTCACTACTTGTAAGAATACGAATTCCAATAAAATTTACCTGTGGAAATTTCTGCTTCAAATCTTTCAATAAAACTTCAGTAAACTTATAAAATTCATATTCAATCTGGTAAGTGTGTCCTGTTTTACGATTTCGAAGATAACTTCCAATTTTAGGATAATGATTTCCAATTTGCGTAGTACCATTCCAAGTATAGGGACTAAAAAATGGAACAGAATTAGCTTCCCCATCTGTCAAAATAATACATTGAACTTTTTGAACTTTATTCTTCTTTTGAAATTGAGGAATAATCTCATGAAGACAAATAATAGACTCATTCAAAGGAGTTCCACTTAGAGAATAATTTGAAGGAACGTCATAGTAACCCCTACCAGAATTAGAGTAAGCCAATCTCCAAAAATAAAGCATCTGTTTTTCAAGTTCATTCTTTTTCACATCACTGGTGAAAAAATGAATAAGATTCATATCTCTACCGATGTTCAACTTATATTCACCAAACTCCTGATAGGTGATGTCTTGCCATTTTTCATTGGTATATCTAGAGCAATTTTCATCGATATAATTATTAGTAAAAGCATAAACATCGAAGGGAATATTTACCTTATTACAAAAAATAATCAGGTTGTAGAGTTGTTTGACAGTATCAAGAAGAGTATTTGACATTGAACCAGACCAATCAAGAATAAAAATCAATCCATGATTTTTACCATCAGCAAGAGTAGTAACTCTCTTGAATAGGTCTTCATTATATTTGTAAGTATGGAGTTTAGAACAATCCAAAACACCAGTTCTTGCAGTTGTGGCTCGTGAATAAGAATCTGCAGACTTTTTAGATTCAAATTCTTTCACCAAGTAATTCACTTCTTTTTGAGCAGAAGATTTGAATTTTTTATAGTCATTATCAGAAAGACTATAATCTACAGGTTTAGACCAACGATATTCTTCAAAATATGAATCCCAATATTCTTTAGAAGTTGTCTGGTCGATAAAGAAATCATGTAATTCAGAATAAACTTTGTTATTAGAAATTACAATTTCTTCAAGATTTACTTTAGGAACTTCAAAATAAACCGAATCACTGGAACTCTCATTCCCGTTCAGTTCCTGAACTCCATCACTAAAAGTACTATCAGTTTCAACCTTTGGTTCTTCATTAGTATCATTAGAACTATCTACACTTGAACTACTATCACCACCACTACTTGATTCAAGATTTTCATCTTCTCTCTTTTCTGCCTCCTCAATCATCTCTTCATGAGTCATACCATCTTCACCTTTACCAGATTTCTGATTGGGAGTTTCAATATCTGAAACTTTCTGTTGTTCAGATTTACAGTACTTGTACAGAACCTCAGCTGCAAGAACTGCATCTGAAAAAGTCTCACATTCAGAAATCATGTTGACAATTTCCATCTCCTCACCTCTTTGGATAGGAATATCAACAAAGTTACCAATCTTGAACCAAAGATTTACACGATCTGCAAGATTCATTTTAGAAAGATCTTCTTCTTCAAGACCAAAGAAATCATCTTCAGAAAGTTCTTTATAACCTCTGTAAAAGGTTTTTGAGATACCAGAATACCGACGTTTCATCAGTTTCTCAATACGAGCATCTTCAGTCACATTGACAAACTGTTTAGGAATCTTACCCTCAAAAGACCAATCATTAGGAGTGTAAAGTGCATGACCAACTTCATGACCTACAAGCATATCATAAACATCATTACTGGCTCGTTTCCACATAGGAAGAGTCAAAATACGACGTTCAACATCAAACTGTGCCGTTTCAACATTACGATTTTCTACAATTAGATCTTCAGTTGCAAGAAGTTTAGCCAGCTGGGACTTGATTTCGTAATTGATCGGCATGGGTAGTTTTCTCCGTTACCCATATAATACCAAACTTCAGATCCTGATGGGAGTTACCAGTGACAGTTTTTCATGTGTCCACTTGAGAACCATCTTCTGTCACCATCCTTGAGAATCCTTTGACCTTTTCAAATTTTATTACATCATCAAACTTATCTTCAAGACCATTTTTATGAGAAATGACAAAGATGTTAGCATCTTTAATCACATATCTAATAATTTTTAAGAATTCTTCAGTTCCAAATCCATCAAGAGAAGAGTCAAAAACTTCATCCATAATTAAAAGATTTGTATTGACAGAATTTTTAAATCTTGCAATCTCTCTCCAAGTAAAAAGAAGAGCTAAATCAATTCTCATTTTCTCTCCTTCAGAAAAAGAAGAATATGAAAAGTCTTCATGAATTGGAGATTCAATTGTTTCATTAAACTCATCATCGAGTTTAAAATTAATATAAAAATCCATTAACTGGAGATACTTGTTCACCGATTGATTAATCAGTGGAAGATACTTTTTGACGATTAAAGATTTTACTCCGCCATCTTTCAGAAGATTGTAAGAAAAATCATAATATGAAATTTTTTCCTTTAAATCAGCAAGTTGTTGATAAGTATCTTCCAACTTTTCTCTGAAAGACTCTAACTTCTCATGTTCAGAATTTCTATTTTCAAGTCTGCTGGCAGTAGTTTGAATTTCCGATTCCAGTCTCTTGATTTGTTTCTGACATCCAGAGATGTTAGTATTGTTTTGATTAATGTCATTAAGTAAATTTCGAATAACTCCCGAAATAGTATTAAATTTTGACTCTCTCAACTCTTCCTTTTTAATTGCTTCTTGAAGTTCTTGAAATCCCTTCTGCAATTCTTGTGCTTTATCTTGAGAGTCCTTAATTCTATTTACACGAAATGATTCTTCAATATCTTGATCACAGGTAGGACATACAGTATTCTCAGTAAAAAATTTGTGTTCTTTTACGATGTTACTAATTTTTTGAGTAATCTTACCTTTACAATTCCCATACTCCTTTAATTTAGAAGATGCATTTTCAAACTCACTGACAATTGATGATTGAGTATCTACCTCTTCACGAAGATGATCATTATCTTGTGTATACTTTTCAATTTCTACATTGAGATCACTAAT